CCACTTTATAGCCAATGGCCTCCGTCGCATTATTTCCCTTGCGGGAATTTATGCGGTTTTGAAGATGTAGACCCGTTGTTTAATGCGGGCCCCGTCCCCAGGTGTAGTGAAGATTCCTTCATTACCTGGTTGGGGGTCCGGCATCCGACGATCGGAATACACATGCGTGCCACGACTTCGTAGCGCGTCAGAAGGTGTCAGAATAAGGACACGGTCTTCAGCCCTCATGGCTGTGTATGTGGCGAGCTTACGCACTAGTCCATAGTATTTCTCATGGAAACTATGGAACCGGATTTTATTCCGGCTGCGCACCCACCTCCGTGTATCGCCGTCCCATTCCATGGGACGATACGATACGACTTCGGCAAGACGCTCGACGACACGGCGATCTAGAGACTTGGGCTTACGCCCATAGGTCTCAAACATCGCCCCCATATCCGCACCCCAGTGGTCCTTTCGGATCACCGGGAACACCTCTGAATGGAGGTGACCGTCCCCATAGCCACTAGGGCCATAAAGACGGGCGGATGGATCGATCCGGGACTCCCAGAACGTGGCGAGACTATCGCCACGGGCATGGAAAAAGTTCCGGAGCCTAAAGAAGTCAGCGCCCTCAAGGGCATCACTGACGAAAATAGGTCGAACGGATTGACCTAGAACGTAGTCACAACCACATGATTCGCGAAACGGCCCCTCCCAGAAACTCTTTGATGAGTTAAGGAGGAAGCCGCAGCAACGAAGCACTTCTCGAAGGAGCGGTACCGCGCTAGTTGGGATGATGATATCATCACCATAGACTAGAACACGGTATCGGTGGTTAGGGGCGATCACATCCTTCGCCGCCTGGGCAAGAGCCCAGAAGACGATGGTCTCGACAGGGAAGGTAAAACCGTTTCCCATCGAAGACAGTTTCTCGAAAACTGTCATCTTTCCGTCTACGACACCCTCCCGGGTGCTCAAAGATAGAAGTAGATCGCTCCACGTGTCGGGGAAAAGGTGTTTCACTAATCCCACGGACACGGTGTCGGAAGCAGAACTCAAGTCCAGAGTTGCTGATTCTCCGGAAATCGACCCGTAGAGCGCGGCGCGTTGGTTAGCGCTTTGATCTGCGATGTCAATGCCGACACGCCTGAGGCGTGCAGCCAAGAGATCTCCAAGACCGTTCTGATGCATGGAATTAAACATAGGTTCCACGCAAATAGCACGATATGTCTTGGCGTTCTTAGGTACGAACTCGACTTTGCTGAGGTGTATCGCAACCTCAACATCGTTCTTGTCCTGATCAACGGCCGGATTGAAGTACTCCGGCTTGGACAGTACATCGTCCACAGGAAAGTTCGTGCTACACTGTATGCCGCTCTTCAGTTTTACAACTGGGCAGGCGTTTTTCTTAGGCGTTGCGGTCGTCGCCCCCGGTCCAAAACGTAACCGGACTGCATCGAGGGACGGGCACTCACCTAGGAGCTTGGCGATTTTATATTGAGCAAGGTGAAGAACCTGCTCAACACGCGGGGAAAATTGTAGTCTTCCCTGCGACCAAGCCCTAAAGAGAGCGTTTGTCTCCCGACACAGTTGCTCGGCAGCGATGAACTTTTCAGTCGCTACTCGTTTTCGGTCGATACCAATGTCGAGGTCTTCTCTTTTAGAGAAGAGCGCGAGGCATTGTCGGACGATGAATTGATCGTCGGCCGAGAGACCCATGATTGCATCATGACGGTCATCGTAACACAGAGAACGAAGGTCATTGCTAGTAATACTAGCAAGGATGTCGAGCCCCGCTGCAACCCAACCGGACTCAGAGAGCCGGTCGAGGAGCAACCGCGAGAAGTCGAATAGAACATTGTTCGATTCCTCTGAAGAGAGCTTGTGCCAAAAGCTTGGCACGACGGGAAACCCGTCATTCACTTCGCCGTAATTTACGGACATGGTGACTCCTTAAAGTAAAGTGGTCAGGTCGGCATGAACAACTGAATCGTAGCTTCGTCCACGACACCGGCAGAAACCGGGGTCACAGTCGTAGCGACGTTGTTCGAGAAGTTCAGCAAGATCTGCTTACACAGGCGTCGCGAGGCCACGGTCGAGCGTCGCGGGGAAAGAACCCGCAACTCGGCCTTGTCCACGTAAGCCACTTTGGGCGCAGCGGTATAACCCTGGGCGTTTTGGCCGTTGATGGCTTCCATTACTGGAACCGAAGCGGCGACACGCGTTTCCACGAGGCCACCTTGCAATTCACGTTGGATCAGCTCAATTTTAACTTGAGCTTCAACCGGGAGCGAGGGATTGTTCTCACGCCAGAGGGCGTAACGAGAGCCATCCTTAGCGACCTTGTTGTCAACGGGTTGCAGGGTATGGACCACGGGGGTAGTTGCACCGTCAAAGACGGTAATGGCGGATTGTTGTGCCATGAGACTTCCTTGAGAGTTTTAGGACCTTCGTCCAAGCAATTTGTTAATACCGGACCAGTCTTGCTTAGGGAACTGGAGGTTTTGAAGGAGGGCCACAGCGCTTACAGCGCGAGACCAGTGAGAAAACACGGAACTCGGGGACAGGTCTCCGAGAGGCGTGGGAGGATTGAGCTCATCAGAGACTGTACGAGTGAAGGAGATTTTCTTACGCTTCGGGGTTAAACCCGGAGTGACAGGAACAGCTCCTTTCATGCTCTTATGTACAGCAGGGAAATCCCAGTATGTTTCTGAGAAGACGGAACAAACAACCGTCCCCTTCAGGTCTTTAGAAGTTCGTAAAGCCTGGAGGTAACTCCCGATGGGCGCAACCCAATCGCAAACGAAGGAATACGGCAGGACCTCCCATGCAACCCCTGCGAGGGATTGCCAAGAGGGCGCGGAAACAGCAGGAGAGATCTTAAGGTTCGTAATAACATACTGAACCCGATGGATCGTAACCTTCTGCTTGAACGCAAAGCGATAGGCGTAGAGGTCAGAATCTGACAACCACTCCTGTTTCACAAAGCTCTTCCGCGCAGAGAGGCGATTGACTAGCTGGTGATCAGCTCCATAAAGGAGCTCAGCCAGCCATTCTAACCCCTCTTCCATGTCCTTTAGAAGTGGACGCCAGCCATAGGCGAAACAAAGCCAGGCCTGCGAGAAGGTCTTACGACCTTCTGTCCATCCGAGGAAACCATCACGCGCTCGGCCGGCCCACTGTGGAGTGGGGCGGCCTAGTTGGCGGATGATTCCTCGCCAGGACTTGTTCCAAAGGGCCACCATTGCAAGACGGATCTGAGTAGCATGGGATGCGAACATCCCAAGCGTCTTCATACCTTCTGCAGTGGTAATGCCAGGATGAAACCCGCTCCCATATGCCTTACGCCGTAGCTTCTCAAGTACGGCGTAGTGATCTTTTGGATCAAGAGGCAGATGGGATCCGTAGACAACTGCGGATTGTTGCGTGTACCAAGACCCATTTGGGTCTTTTACATGCATCGGTGCGAGAGTCATCTTCTCAATAGCTACATTGTAGCCATTGGGAGGCATCACTACCCTGCGACGCGGTACCTTCTTTCTTTTTGGGAAAGATGCATGGTACTCGTCGACAAGCGAAAGCCACTCCTTCAGCAGCTTCCGACGCCTACGACGAAAATCTCTCGTGTTCTCATTTGGAAGACGGTTCTCCAAATCAGGACGAGGAGGGAAAGAATAGGACGGCATTGATACCGTCTTTTTCTTGACCTTCGAGTCGGCACCAGCCCAAGACCTAGTATAATAGGTCCCGATACTTGTGACGCGACTAGATCCGTCCGGAGCCACCACGGTCGTGGGGGTCCGGTTGTCGTAAGTTGTAGTGCCTGTCGTCATGGTGATTCCTGTGAAAATAGGACACCACCTAGAGGATTAATTCATCCCCTAGAAGGGCCCCCTAACGTTCCTCAATACCAGAGTCTACCAGAGAATCGGTAATCCCCGTAGCCTTCCCAGGCAACGAGGACAACCGACTTACCAGTGTTCATGTTTATTACAACATGAGCTCCGAGCTGGCCCGCGGACCACCGCTGCTGACTAGGCAGACGGAGGGTTCGACAGAACCGTATAGCATCGGACACTGACCGCCTCTCAGCTGGAGTGAGAGACCTTGAACGATACTCTTCTCGAGTAACCTCAAGAACTGGAAGTATTACTACTTCCAGGAGTCTACGTATATCCTCGTTATCGTTGGAATCAATAACGGGGTATACGTTTGAACTCCTCACAACAGTAGAAAAGAGGCGCATAATGGTATTCTCCACAAATTGAGTGAACGGAGGGGGG